TGCTTCAACAGTTGGGTCATTTAGTGCATTATCAGCAAAAGGTCTTGCAGCCATTTTAGAAGTTCCATCGTTTACAAACTTACCATACTCTGCTCCTTGTGGTGCATAATCTAATTCAATTTCAAACGAATAAGAATCTTTAGTTTTTATCTCCTTTACCATTTTTGCAGGAGTATTTGCATCTTTAACCTTTCTAAGTAAATTACCCGTTTTAATTGCACGAGTAGGTTTTCTTTGAAGATTAAGTTGTGCTAAAGAACTAATCTGTTTTGCTATATCTTGTAATGTAGGCATATTAAATTATTTAAGGATAAGTGCAACATGTTCCACTTTGTCTTATGTTTAATCCAACACAACTACCTAATGCACAACTTCCATTTCTTATACTTCCAGGAACTCCACAAAAAGGACTTGGACTAGAACTACCTCTTTGTGTTACACCATTACAATCAGTATAATCAAAATCATATCTACCACTAAATACATTTACAAATAATGCTTGACATGGACAAGGTGGTGTGTTTGTATTTGATGGAGTTATATCACATCCTATTACAGAACATTGAGTTCCTAAACTACTTGCACTACCTGTTGCAACTGATATGGTAGAACCACTCACACATAAATCAAATGTTCCTGCAACATATGTAGTTGTTGTTGATGTTTCGTTACAAGGTATATAATCTACTTTTGAAATTTTATTTGTATCAGAAGTTACTCTATATGTATTACAATTTGTGCAACCACTATTTGATGATGTAAATGCAGTATCACAAGATTGTGATAATGCAACATAAGTTGCACCTGTTGCTACAACCGGCGTAATACTTCCTGAAAATACTTTTAGACAAGCTACTATATCAAATCCACTTGTTAAAGTTGTTGAACTTGTAAATTGATTATTACATTCTAAGAATGATGCTTGTGCTCCACTTCCTGTGATTGCAAATTCTCTACAACTAAATGCAGCTGCACATCTTGGTATAGTTATTATTACGATACCACCATATCCAATAGTTAGATTGTCAGTTGACCCAATTCTAGATGTTCCACCACTACCCCACGTAGCACTACCTTTACTTCCTCTTTGAGATTGAGCAACTCCTCCTCCACCTGCTCCAACAACTATTGGAGTTCCTGTTAAATTAAATGTTAAACCTGCACCACCATTTGTAACTCTTGTTCCAAAAGCTTGCATAGTTTTTGTTACATTATCACCAGCTGCACCAGCACCTCCTCCACCTGCACCTGCAGTAGCACTAAAATCATTACCAGATGATTCGGTATCACCTCCTTTATTTCCCTGATTTGCGGAATTTAATCCACCAAATCCATTATAAGATGGACTAACACCAGTTTGTCCTGTTGTATTAAATTTACCTCCACCTCCACCACTTGCTGCCGGTAATGGTGTAGAATAAGGCCCAAATTGAGAAGTGCCTGAATATGAACCGGAATATATTGCAACTTGTAAATTATTTGTTACACCACCTTGAACCATCAGTGCACCACCTCCTCCACCATAAGCAGTTATAAATGAAGATGTAAATGGTGTATAAGTAGAATTATTTGGTAACTTAACATATGATGGTTGACCTAAAACACCTGCAGAATTTTGACCAGCTGGTGCAGTTGCTTTACCAATTCCAATTTCAAAACTTCCAGATGATATTGGAAAATTATTATAGTAAACAACACCACCACCACCACCACCACCAGCTCCAAATGGATATGAACTTCCAGCATTCACACCGCTACCTCCTGCACCTACAACTAATAATTTACCTTGGCCTGTTGAGCCACTTAATATATTTAAAGATGCTGTAAATGAAGTAAGAGTTGTGTCATCTATATCACTCATTTCAAATTGATAATAATCCCAATAAATACCACCTGAAATAAAACTTCCGGTAGTTATCAATCCACTACCTGATATAGATGTTGTTGTTGTCGTAAAACAACTGCCTTGTGTTCCAAAAAATGTTACTGGTATATACATAATTATCTCATAGTATTTACAGCCACACCATATACAAATGATGCGTCGTATGTTTGGAATGAAATTATATCTACTGCACTTCCTGATGGAGTTGCTATATATGGAAACGCTTGTGGGAATCTAACATTCGGTGAGAATGATACAGTTCCATATGAACCAACTGGTTGTGTTACTCTAAGTGATATAGTTTGTCCATCTGTAGCACCACTTGCAGAAATATGTGTATTGCTTCCTGAAGCCAATGTAATTGTAAAGAAATTAGCTTTTGATAAATCCATACTTGCAGTTTGTGAACTTATAGATAATGATATAACACTACCTTCAACACTACCTGAAAATATTTGATTACCTATAAAATAATTGGAACCGGTAGTTGCATAACTTCCTGTAAATGATGCTAATTGATTTATTCTTACAGTTTGTGCATTATCAGTAACTGCAATTGACGCAGATACATCCAATAATGATGAACTAATAGATGCAGTAAATGCATTAAAAGATGAAGTAAATACTTTTTGGTCTATTTGACTTTGTAAGAATGATGCAGTTACACTCATCTCACCTTCAATCAAAGAACGAGTTGCAGTTAATTCTGCTTGAGTTGCAAAATTAGTTTGTATAGATGAACTCCATGCTTCTAATTCGTCTAATCTAAAATCAACCGATGTAGAGAATGGCCCTTCTAAAAAGTCTAATCTACTATCAACACTTTGTGAATATAAAGTTACATTACCAATTCCACTAATTGTAGAAGAAGAAATATTTCCAGTTGCAGTTAAATCACCTATAAAACTACCACTTCCACCAAATGTTCCAGCACCACCAACATTTAAGTTGCCTGTAATACCCATAGAACCGGTTAATTGACCGCTTCCTGACATTATCACAGAACCGATAAAGGTTTGTGTATCTGCAGTAGTATCTCCCAATATATTAGACCCAGATGAGAATATAACGGATGCTGATTCTATCGTTGTTATTATCTCATATGCGTTAATTGTTCCACTTACTACTAAATCACCTTGTATCCATGCATTTGATGCAGTTACATCACCTGTAATATCAATACTACCTGTAATTTCAACACCATCTTCAATTGTTAAATGTCCACCAACAAATAAATCATCAGAAACACTTAAATCACCAGTTATTTCAATTGGTCTTTCAATACTACCCGTAAATGTATAAGTTACACCATTTGCAGTATAATATTGGTCTATTAAATAAGTTACATCAACATTTGGAGTTCCTGTTATACCAATTACTCTACCATTTTGTAATGCACCACCATTAACAACCCAACCAATTCCTATTTCAGTTATTGCTGCTTCATTTCCATAAGGAGTATATGACCCAGTAATTCTGATTTCATTATTGATTGAACTTTGGTTAATATATCCTTGTGTAGAAGAACTAAAATTTGTGTTTATATCAACTGCACCTGATACTAACAATCCTTTAGATGAAAGTAATCCGTTTGTGTTGAATGCCACACCTAAATCTTGTCCAACACCATCTTGAATGTTTGTCAAAGTAGTAGATGCAGAAGAATCATTACCGAAGTGTAATAAACTTTGGTATGATTGTGAAATATATAAGTTACTTAAACTTCCCATTTATTTTTATTTTATATTTTAATCATATTGCCACTTTCTAAATGCTACATCACTTCCTTGTCCCCATTTCTGTGGTGTCGTAGACCATACTTGTGGATTTGCCCATAATAAACAATATTCACATGTCACAAAATCTTCATATGGTAATTCCAATACTGGTAAATTAACATAATCAAAATCATCTTCTCCACTAAATGTATCTACAATTGTATAACAATGATAATCATAATAAGTAGTAATGTCACCTGAAGAATTTGGGAATGGTCTACTCAAAAAGACTTGACCTATACTACCCGTATTAAATCCTTCGTTAGTTCTTAATACTGCTTTATATCTTTCATCAGTTACACAATCTTCAATTATATATCCACTTCCCGATGGGTTAATTAAAAAAAAAAGACAACGATTTCTATCATTGTGGGTAGTTAACTCAAAGGTTGCAACCCATCCGGCCAATCCATTATTAAATTGGTCAGAGAATGATGAACACACAATATCTCCGTTTATCTCAAAACCAGCAACTCCTCTTTGCGTATATGAAGTTAAATCGTTTAAGATACCTAATGTGTTTGCATGAATATCAACTGTATCATCTACTCCATAGAATGGAACAGTCTGTGCGTTGGTTCTTGCATCACTTTCGTTATTTTTGTTTTTAATTTTATCTGCAACCGTCAACTGAATTGTATAGTTTGTTACATTGCTACCAAAGTTAGTTTCGGTTATTAAAATATTCCCTAACGGATATGCAGGAAACTGGTCTACATCTATCTTTGTAATATCACCTTGTGTTACTACTTGAATAGATGGATGATTACTCATTATTGTTTTGAAATAATTCAAAGCATTGTAATAAAGAGTATAGTTTACACCTGTATTATGAACAATTTGTTGACTCATAGTTTATTATAATTGAATACCACCAAAATATTGATTAGACTGGTCAGGATATATCTGAGTTTGATTTCCAACAGTCTCTAAGTATTGAGGTATATTTTGAGAATAAGCAATTAAGTAATTTTGTAATCTCAATGCGTAATAGTCTGCATTGTTTAGAGCTTTTGTTAAAAGATAATCAATTTCAGATTTAGCAGGTGCAATACCTTGTTCACTTTGTTGTTTAACTGCTCCATTTGATTTAAACTGAACAGAACTAAAAGGAATATATTCAACACATGCATACCACAATAAAGTATATTTGATGTGGTCATCCATTAAGTCTTGATAATAAGAACTTAAAGAACTAAATGTGTTTGCAGTGATTTGTGCTTGTAAGTATTCAAACAAAACAGTTCCTAAAAGATTCTTTAGGTATTTGTCTTGTGCAGTTCTTACGAATGGTAATAAAGCATCTGCATCAATTGCACCTTGCAATGGAGAGTTCTTTATAATATCATTTCTATTTATGAATAATGCGTATGACATAGTTATTATTTATATATTTCGTATTCTTTACTTAATATTGTTGGCATTGTAAACTTTTCCATTTCTTCATCTTTACCTGGTATTGGTTCTAATGGAGTTTGGTCAGTAGTATCTTCTGTTGTTGCTGGATTTTCCATAGCATCATTCGTTTCATCTTCAACTTGTGCAATTGTTTTACCAGTTTCTTCTGCAGTTTGTGATAAGATTACTAATGGAGTCAATTGTTCAAAGTATAATTGAGCATCACTATATCCAGATAATTTCATTGCATAATCCAAAGAGTTTAATATTAAGTTTTGGAAAGGTGCAATAGTCATTGTTTGTAAGATACTAAATGCAGTTTTCATTTCTTCTGATTGTGAAGAGAAACCATTATTCTTAGTTCTTATACCAAATAAAAGTGGAGATGTTACTCTATGTGCAACTAATATTCTATCTTGAACATATTCTGCAACATAATCATACTTCTCATGTAAGTTTGTAATATCAATCACATCAATTGTAGGTTTAGTTGCAGGGTCATCGTTAAATGATAACATAAATCTACCTGCATTATCTGTTCCTGTAAATTTAGCTTGAACTAAGTCTTCTATTGTTTGTCTTTCTTCAGGTGCAGGAACTCCATTGTTGAAGTTTAACATTACTGCTGGTAAGAAACCATTTGTAATATTATTAAAGTGTAAATTACTTATTTCACCTTCAGACATTGCTAATTGTAATGCAGAAACCCAATCAGGTAAACTATAATAGTATAAACCTGGACAATAATTCTTAATATAAAGGATTTCCATTTTCTCATTAGATGTGTCAAATGCAGGTATTTTCTTTTTATCTTTTACCTTTCTTTGGTCATTCCAATCAGTGCAATAATAGTAATTTTCAATTCTAGGATTACCATATATCTTCTCTGCTCTTAAAGTTTGAACAGGAACGTGATACATTTTTTTAATCTTAGTATGTGTATCATCCCAATATACTTGGAATGCAGCATTACCAAATAATTTTAAATCAAATGCAACTCTTTTAACTTCTTCCTGTGGAATCATCTTTTGTAGAGTTTCATTGAATACTTCATCTTTTGAGTAAACACCTTTACCAAATATTAAATCTGCAATACCTTCAATAGATGCTGCATTAGTAGTTGATACATTAAATGCGGTAGTAACTGCATCAAAAAAATCGTCATGGCCATAAACACCGAAAGGCACCCATGAGTAACGAGTTTTAGTATCTTCCTGTATAACTGGAAGTGAGTTATTGTTTACATTAACGATTGAAAATTTCTGTTGTTCTTTCATATTAGTCCATTATGATATATCTATTTTCACTTTCATGTGAAATATATTGTGTATTTTGGTTTTCGTATCCAGATTTGTCCATTGATTCAGATGCATATACTTGTAAACTTCCATGCCAGATATCAATTGAAGCACTACCTGATTGATTGTATAAAACTGCACGATATTCACCACCAACACTTGCACTACTAATACTTGCAGTAAATTCAAGTATACTTTCGTATGAAGTATATGATGCAGATGTTATTGATGCAGTAAGTGTGTTTAATCCCATCATATCAGTCAAACTCATAGTAAATTCATTACTACCTGTTATCTCTGTTCTTATTGTATATGAATTGGATTTACCTATGTAATAGCTCAGCATTATCTTATCTTTATAATATAATAACAACTAAATCAACAATAATAGTTAAATAAAAAACCCCACTCCGAAGAGTAGGGTTAATATTTTTAGTGTTTATACCGAATGATATTAAGCAGGAGTTCCATAAACTACTGTGTAGTTTGCAGTTAATCCACCTAATGCATTTGAAGTAGTGCTTCCAGATAAGAATTGAGCAGGGAATTGTTCTTGACCTGTGAAAGTTAAAGAGTATCCGTAAAGGTCTCCTAACGCTCCACCAGTTGAGATAGTTCCAGCTGTCATATCTGCACCTTCTTTCTTACCTACTAAGAATGCATCACCATTGTTAGTCCAAACGATAATTTGAGGTCTACCATAAGCCATAAGCTTTAATTGAGTAGTCATTTCGTTTGTTAACTTCTTTAAGTTAAGAGTTAATTCTTGGTTAAAGAATGTAGTTCCGTTCTCTCTTGAAGTGTTAACAGTTTCAGTATATGCACTAGTTCCTTTCAATTCGTAATAATACAAAATTGACCCAGAAGGAACACCTGTCAACAATCCTGATGGAGTTGCTGTTTGAGCTGCTGATTCTGTGAAAGAACCCGTAGTATAGTTGATAAAGTAAACACCCTGTAAACCACCGATGCTTTCTTTACATACTTCGTTTCTTCCTAGAGTTAATGAACAAGGCATATATTTAATTTTTTAGTTTTGTTATTAAAAAAGGTGGGTGTTTAGACCCACCCTTTAATTATTTTTAGTAAGCTCCGTAGTATACGATGTCTTGACCGATACCGAATTGAGTTCCACCTGTGTATCTCATTACAATTCTGTAATTTTGAGAACCATCAATGTTAGCCATATCAATTACCTTAACTTCATTGTAGTCAGATAATAAACCTGTTCCGAAGAATAAGTTTGATTTTTGAGCTGCAACAATCTTAGAAGAAGCCATACCTGGACACCATACAATCTCAATACCATTGAAGTTGAATGGTTTTTCACCCACGTTCATTTGGTTGTTCCATCCGTTTGCACCGATAGCACCACCTGCTAAAGCTTGTTGGTATGCTTTTGCTACATCAGTAGAAACATACAATAACAAATCAGGCTTACCATAAACTGTATCAGGGATAGTGTTTACTACTGAATTTAATTTGTCTATTACATTTGCAGAAGTTACACTACCAGAGATGATAGTAGAACCACTCAATGCAGCTTTAACTGCAGTTGCACCACCTGCTGCGATAGATGCAGAAAATGCTGTTTGGAAACCACCGAACTCACCATTCAATGCGTTGTTACCTTGCCAGATTGAATCTTCAGTTGCTTCAGCTACTTTACCACCTACATAAGAAATTAAGAAATCGTTGAAGTTCTTAGGAATTTCATCAAACGCAGAGAAACCTAATTGTAAAGCTTCCCATGAGTCTACGAACTCTTGCTTACATAATAATAAGTTAACTTGTAACTCTTTTGGAGTTAATACTTGCTCAGAAATAGCTACGCTACCTGAAGTTGTGAAATCACAACTAGCATCTTGAACGATACCGCTCACGTCTAATTTTTGGATTACTGACTTATACTTAACATTTGGCATGATAGTAACAAGCTTCTTATCCAAAGTGTTTGCACTTAACAACGCTGCTGCGATGTAACCACTAGCTGCTTCACCTGCGTAGGTAGAAGTGATAGTAGGCAATGCGAAATTTTGTCTTGCTTTCATTTTTTTAATTTAATGATTTTAAATAATTTTATTTATAAAGTTTAGATAAGAAAGAAGATTGTGCATCTTTATTTTTCTTACCATAATTTTTTCTGTTTAAGTCTACTGCTGCAAACTTTTGTTCTTCTACTGGAGCACCATCTAATTTAGGTAACTCTTCTTCTTCCATTGCAACTTCTTCGTTAACTGTTTGGTCAACTGGAGGCATCATAGCTTCTTCCATCTTCATCATCTTCTTTTCCATTTCTTCTAACTTCTTACCTAATTCAATTTCAATTTCTGGTTTCTCATCTTCAGGTTTTAATTCAGCTTCAGCATCTTCTGGTAAAGTATCTACTTCTTCAGTTACTTCTGCTGCTTTTAAAGTTCCTTTCTCAATTTGACCAGGCACTTCTGCAACTTCGTCTTCTTTTACATAAGTTCCAGCTTGTGGAATTTCTTTTACTTTTTCATCAGCCATGTCAACTTCTACATTTTCTCTTTCAACGATTTTACCGTCTTCAGTTCTTACTTTGATTAAGTTTTCATTACCTGACTCATCTCTTAACATTAAGTCATGCATACCATTAGGTGCTGGAGATTTAGTTCCATCTTCAGAAACTACGAATAATTCTTCACCTACATCAAATGTCTTTGATTCTACGATTGTTCCGTCTGCTAATTTTGCATAAGTTAATTCAACTTCTTCTGCTGATAAAAACTCAACAATCTTATTTAATACTTTTTTTGCGTTCATATCTTTTTGTTTATATTGTAATAACAATGATTTTTTAATTTATAGTTATTTTTAATCTAATTGTGTCCATGCTCCGTTATAGAAGTAAATGTGTGAACCACTCACTGCTAAATCACCGATAGTTCCTGTTGGTAATGGGTCTTGTGCTTTTAAATTCATTACATTTGTTATAGATACACTACCTGTTACTGAAATACTTCTCTTAAATTGAGGTGCAGGATTATCTCCGTTATTAGGTGCTACTTCCATAAACGGAACATAGTTAAATGTAGTTCCATTATCCCAGTCAGCTAAACCTACACTTCCAGTTGATGCAAACATTGTCATTTCAACATCAACACTATAATCCGGAGTAATTGATGCAACTGTATTATAAGTTCTAGCATTAGTAGGACTAGCCGTATATATGAATGCACCTAAACCAGAAACTTTACTTGTATCCAATGTTTGGAAACCTCTACCATATTCAGAATAAGCACCATCACTACCAGAGATAAATAATCTTGGAGTTAGTGCACCAGGTGCGTCACTTATCAATACTCTATTTTGTATATGTGTTCCAACGGTTGCTCCATTTGGCCCACCAGGAAGTGAATTACTTCCAGATTGATAAAATTCTCCTCTTATATTTGTGCTACCTGTGATTTCAACAGAACTATTTATTCCTTTCAAAATTCTAACAGGTGTGTCAAATACTACATTTGGAACTGTATCTAAAAATCTTACACTATTGTTTTCAAATGATGAAGTTGCTGCAACACTACCAGCTAATGATAATACTTTAGTATTTGATACCCCACTTCTACTAAATGCCCAATCACCACTACCTGGATTTAATTGCATATTGTAGTAAGAACTACCAGATAAAAATCTAAAGTAAGTAGCATCTAACATTTCTAATCCTGATGTAACTTTCATTACACTTGCACTTACGAAATAATTAGGTGCTAAAGTTATAGACCCACTTGCAGTTAAACTACCTGAAATGATTGTGTCTCTATATAAAGTGATATCACCTAGATTGGAAGTATTTGGAGATGTTCCTACTCCCATCCATGTCTTATATTCAACACCTGCTGGGAAGTCTTGGAATTTAGTTCCTTCACTTCCTGAGTTAACTAATACTTTGAATGTATCATAGTTTCCACCATTTGCAAATATTTCAATATTTGTTTCTTGATTACCACCCATTTGTAAAGAGGAAATAGATTTATCAGGATTTAAGTTAAATCCACCTCCTAAGAAATCGGTTGTGTATGTTCCAAATTCAAAATCAAATCCATTACCCCATGATTTAACCGTTCCAGATACAAATACACTTGCACTTACTGTTTGATTGCCTGTGAATGTGTTACTACCTGTTGTTGCAAAACTACCTGTGTTTATTGTATCAATGAATGAAGATGTTGCAACTAATTTTGTTTTACCTGTATTATCTCCAACCCAAACATATCCTTCTTGTAAAGATGCAGTTAAACTACCTGATATGTTCACAGGAGTTTGAATTTCAATACCAATTGCACCATCTGCTTGTGAAATTCTTAATGTTTGTGAGTTTGGATTTTGGTCAAATGTAGTTGAACCATTCTTAGCTCCTAAAAATTCAGATGTTAATTTTAGATATGCGTATTGGTCATTTATTTCTACACCACCACTAATATATTGATTACCTATAAATGTATTACTACCTGTTGTTGCAAAACTACCTGTATTAGTAGTTGTTCCAAATGATGATGTTGCAACTGTTACAGTTCTACCAGTTGAGTCACCAACCCATACATATCCTTCTTGTAAAGATGCAGTCAATTGACCCATCTCAACATTTATAGCATTCAATTGAATACCACTTGCACCTGCTTGATTAACTACTAATTTGTTAGTTAATAAATCTTGCGAGAATTGAGTATAAATTAAAGGATTACCTTGTTCTTCAATGTATAAGAAGTTTTGTATATTTTGTTGACCAGTAAATGTATTTGAACCGGTAGTTGCATAACTTCCAGTTGCTGAAATCAATGAATTTACTTTTTGGTCGTTAGATTGTGTATATGCGTTAAATGACCCTGTAAATACTATACCAGGAGTTTGAACTAATGTTACAATATTTTCACCACCATTACCTAAATTAACTTGGAATTGTAAAGGAGTTGTTGTTGCTCCAATATTCACAGCAAAACTACCAGTTTCAGATTCAGTTATCCAAGAACCAGATTGACTTGCTAAATTACTCCATTTAGTATCATTAGATTGTGTATATGCATTGAATGATGCAGTTGTTGTGTATCCACTTAAGTTTTCTATAAATGAAGATGTTGCAACTGCTACTGGTTGATTGTTTCCGTTACCTACCCAAGCATATCCTGTTTGAATATTTGGTAAGTCAAATGGAGTTTCTGTCATTACAATACCC